GCTTGTCTGTGATCCCTGTGTTGTAGGAACACCACGTAAAATGTTAGCCATGCCGCCAATTTGCTCAGTTGGGTAATTGATGCGGTTCATTAAATCTGAGTAACGAGTATCCAATCCTTGTTGTTGGATTCCACGCTCGGTAGCACCTTGTGCACTCATTGCCTGTAGGCGCTGCATATCTGCGGCTTGTTGCTGTGTACCTAACTGTCCTAATGTAGCAGCAGCTTGATTTGCACCTGTAAATCCAGCTTGTTGTGCGCCAACGCCTTGTAGTCCAACCTGAGCGCCCTGCATACCCTGTGCTGTACCTTGTAGACCCGTGCGGTAGGCTTCTTGAGCGCCTTGCAAACCCTGCATTCCAGTCTGTAAACCACGAAGACCTAAATCTGAACCATACTGCATCTGTTTCTGTGCATCAGCAAAAGCCTGCTGCGTACCTGTAGCCTGAATACCAGCTAACTGATTCATCAAAGCACGGTTAGCTTCACCTTCATATACCGCTTGACGGCTGCCACCAAATGCGCCTGACTTAACAGCCTGTGCGTTTCTACCTTGAGATGCAAGACCGTAGTCGCGCATCGCTTGTTCTTTTTGGAAGTCCACTACATTTTGCATGTAGGGAGACATAAATGCCTGTTGTGCTCCAGGGCTAGTAGCCATCTGCATATAATTCTGCCCTGCACCAGCTCCTTGCATACCAAGTGCAGTGCTCATGCCAGCCAGTCCAGCAGCTTGTTGACCTATGCCAGCGCCTGCTTGTCCAAATCCAGCGCCTGCCTGTCCATAATTAGCGGCTTGACCGGTAGTTCCAAGTTGACCTACACCTGCTTGAGTAGACAGACCCGTGCCTGCACCAAACTGACCTGGAGTTTGCATCTGTCCAATTTGCTGACCAACCTGCTGCTCTAAACCAGAAAGCCCAGCAATTCGTCCAGCGCCACCCAAACCTGAAGCGTCTAACTGACCGCCTATAGCTGTTTGATAATCCCTTGAATATAGCTCTTGCGCTTTTGGTAGTAACCCTGGTACATATCCAGCCTCACCTTGTTTGCCTGCCCCTGTAAAATAGGGCATTAACTCGGTTGGGATTGATTGTTGACCCGATACGGTAGTTGTTTGAGTTGCCATAATTTTTCCTTACGCCGGCATGTATTTCATGGGGTTAATTTCTTTACCTTGCTTTTTGTTTCCAGTTCTTGCTAGGCGCACTTTATCCATCATTGAATACAAGCGTTTTGCACCTGCTTTAGAAGAACCATTTCCTAAATGAGAAACAACATCAGCAGGAATGACAAATTCCCCATCCGCCAATCTTGCCTCTTGCTTGTCATTAATTGTTGCTTTAATTGAATCACTCATGCCATCGCCGCCGCCTGACAAGAAACGTGGTGGCATACCGCCTTCTGCAAACTTCTTAGAATACCTAGCAGAAACTGCGTAGTCTTTACCTCTGCCCGGCATGGAGTTCATAGAACGTTGCATTGCAAGATCTAAGTCTCCGCCACCTACGTTTGTTCTATAGCCAACATCAAACATTTCTGGTCTAGCCATAACTTTATTTTCTGGACTCATCATTGCGTTGCCAGAAATACCAGCACGAACATTGCCGCCTAAAGCATCTACGTTTGCACCTAGTCTTCCGCCAACAGATGGAGGAGGAGTCATAAATCCAAGACCTTCTACGTATTGAGCTGGTGGAGATTGAACTGAAGCATTAATCATGTCTAGAAACTCACGGCGTTCTTTTGCCTCTCCGCCTTTTGCGTAAGTGGCAACGTTGCCACCCATTGCAAATTTGTAAGGATTAGCTCGCATAGCCTCTTCAGCACGTTTGCGATTAGAGTCAATGATTGCCATTTGCTGGTTGTATTCTGAATTTGCGCTGTTTTGTGCGTTTTGCTGGCTGTTTAAATAATCTTGTTGAGCATCTAGATCAGAGATACCCATAGCGCCAACACCAAGTGCTGTCATGCCTTTAGCTGTAACAGGAGCTGTAAAGTTGGTAGCTGCAGGGCCTATACCTGAAACCCCTTGTGGTCCAAAGCCGGTAAGGTTTTTAATGCCTTGACCAGCTGAAGCTAAGTTTTGACCTGTTTGTTGTAAAAATGTAGGAGCAGCACTACTTGCGGCGCCTGACGTAAACCCAGCACCGCCCATATTGCCTAATGCTTCTGGAACCGCAAAGGATGCGCCACTTCCTGCTGCAGGAACAAATGCACCGCCAGCAGATATACCACCAACAGATCCACCTGTTACTGTTGGAGCAGCAGCTGATGTAAACCCAGCACCGCCTGCGTCACCTAATGCTTGAGGACCTGCTGCAGAAGCGCTGCCTGCTTCTGAAAGACCTGATGCTAACTGATTAGCACCATAAGCCATTGCGCCACTTAAAATTGCGCGCTGTAAATTAAACTTACCGTTGGGGCTAAGAGCGCCGCTACCACCTAATGCAGCTAAACCTACTTTTGCTGGTAAACCTAATGGGGTAAAAGCTAAGGCTGTTTGGGCTAAGGTATTCCAACCACCGGGAATTGCGCTTCCTACCGTCTTATCTAAACCTACTAATGCTTGGTCTACACCTGGGATGTTTTTTAAAGTAGCGTTGTAAACAGACTGAATTGGCTTTACAACAGCTTTAACTACTTTATTTAAGAAGAATTCTGGCAACCCTGTAACTGGGTTAATAGTGCCTGATCCACCCATTTGCTGAAGCATTCTGGCTTCGTCTGAGCTAATATGCGCAACAACATCATCGCCGTAACGCCCATATTTAGGCAGTTCTCGTGCTAGTGATTTTAGACCTTGGGCTTGACCGCCCTGTGCGTAATAGTTCATACGAACCTCATAGGGTTATTTGGGATTAAGTTTATCATGTTGGTATCCTAGATACAAAGGTTATTGAGCCGATTGCAGACGGAACAGAGGGTCTTGCATATGCGTCTGGCGGTACTGTTTGGGCTGCCAAAAACTCCATATAAATACCGTCTCTTGCGGGTGATACCCTGTAGGCTGCGTCTACCGCCCAATACAGTTCCAATACATCGTCTTTTTCTAAAGAAAAAACCACTTCGGAGTACCCGCATAGGAAGTTAAAAACCCCTGCACTTTTGCGAGCCTGTAGGGTAAAAACAGTAGTAGATCGGGGTACATCGACATTATTGACTTTTAGCCAGACTGCAGCATTGTGGATTGCGTTGTCTGTGTTTACAAACTGAAGGCTATAGGTAATCTTGTAAATACCAGAAACAAGGGCTGTAGCCGAACCAGGTGCGTTTAAGGTAAACCCAGCGCCACCCTCTAGGTTATTCCATTTAACTACTGTTGGTGTATTGGCTTCTGCAGCAAGCTGGTCAGTAGTATCTGAGGCAGCAATAAATGGAAGGCTAAGACTTGACCCACCAGTACCAGACAGTAAGACCCCCATGCCGTTGTCAATCTGGTTAAAGTAAAGACGTAGGGCGTTATTAAGCTGGTCGGTATACCGCTGCTGGTACTCGTTTGGAGCAACCAGTAAGTTGGGCGCTTTCGGTGGGCGTAAGGTTACTTCAGCCATTACCTTCTGCCGTCCTGCTTAATGTCAATCCGAGGCGTACCTAGCTGCCAAGTTACCCCAAGCTGGTTTGACTCAATCCTAAACGCCATTTGCCGCGCTCTTAGGCGGGTATAGACCTGCCCTGTAAACTGCTGGATTGGATACTGCCGTGACAATGAAAAGTTATCGTTACTGGTTACAGCAGGATTATCAGCAAAGCCGTATGCAGCGCCTGAGTTTTGACGAGGCCGCAAAGTCATCGTAACTGCTGGTTGATTTACAGTAGAGCCGTTAAAGTTAATATCCGGCAGGAGACGCCATACAAAGCCAAAGTTATGCCCGTCACCAATATCAAAGTCAGAAGACTGGATAAACGCATTAATTGGCAGCGGCGTAGCGGTAGAATTGTCATCTACGCCAACCTCATGGGTAACGAGCGTACCAGTATCTTGATCTCCAAAAGCGGCTATTGGGCCTTGTTGCAGCGCACTATCTAACCAATATGTACGGCTTAATGTACCGTAATACCAGACCTGATCTAAGTAATTGAAGATGACATACTTATCTACAACAGGGGGACGGCTTGCGGCTGTTGCTGCAGCCACTTCATCATTGGATACGTAGTACCACCAGACCTCACTGAAGCCTTCGTTTGATCCAGAAACAACTTGTTCTTTTTGACCAAGTGCAATGTCTTGGAATACATATTGGCGCAATGAGCAAGCTAGTGTTTCTACACGCCCTGAGTAAACATAGAACTTATCTATGCCCATCCAATACGCAATGTTATTAGCAATAATGGCTGCGTTAGGACTCATAATCGAGATGTTATCCATTAACAGCTGGAAGCCCCAAACATAGGGTGGTCCTAAATACTGCATGGAGTAGATAGCTGTATCCGTCCAAATGTTAATCTCTTGGCGGTTTTTCTTAGCCTGTATGATGCTTGACCCGTTGGTCAACCGTTGTGAGCCAGCTTGTGTTGTTGCCGTTGGAGTCCATACAGTAAGGTCTTCTTGGTCAGACCAGCGCACCACCATAGGATCAAAGGTGCTTGAGCCAAATTCATTACATCCCATACAGATTGCAAAGCGGGATACGTCCGATACGATAATTTGATTGGTTGCTGTAAGCGGAACATCAGTCTGGTACGGTGGCGTTGAAGTGTCATTTAACCGTACTGCTCTTGGGAAAGAAGAGACGTTGTTAATCCAGTAATAAATAGGGCCACCCCGTACTGCCAATAAAAGATTTTCTCCCCAGTTATCATGGGTCCAAAGCCGTAACTGCAAACTAATACCTACGCCAGCGCCAACAGTAGCATTACCCCATCCGGTAGTACCTAATAAGCC